CCGCGTCCTGCGCCCAGAGCTGTTCCGCTATCTCCTGGATCCGCCGGAGCAGCATGTCGGCCCCGTTCGGCCCGAGCTGGAGGCCGGGCATCACGTCGTTGAACGCACGCCGAAGGATGGCGTTGCAGGTCTCGCACTTCTCGTTATGCAGGAGAGGGTTCAGGACATGCTCAAGCGTGTGGACCTGGTCGCGGCTCATATCAACCTCGCTCCACCGATGCTGATGAACGGACCGAACCACTGCTCCCCGACATGGACCATGAAACCCACCCACCGTCCGTCAGGCCAGACGATCGGGATCACCGTCGAGTGATAGCGGCGCTGATTCATGATCCGATGTCCCATGTCGCGAGGAGGTCTTCGCACAGTTCTGATTTCCATTCCACGCTCAAGCATGCGGTGATCTCTCGCCCTATCTCCGTGCCAGCACGCCTACCCAGCTCGGCCGTGACCGACTGGTGCAAGCTCGCGGCGGCGATGAGCAGCCAGAGGATGACGCTGATGGCGATCCCTATCACGATGCCTCTCATGCTTCACACCCCTTGATCCTGTCCTTGCCCGGACCACCCTTGCAGACGTCGAAGCCACGTCCACCTCGGAGGGTGTCGTTGCCCCGGCCACCGCGCAGCACGTCGTCGCCGCGCCGGCCCTTGAGGATGTCGTTCCCACCCTTGCCGCAGATCACATCTGGGCCGGAGGTACCGAGGAGCACGTCGGCTCCGCGTGTACCGGTGATGGTGCAGTCCGTGGTTGTACCGCCACCTCCGCCGCCGCCTCCGCCTCCACCGCCGCCAGCCTCCGGGACGATGCGCGAGAAGCGAACGAGCGGGTTGAACCCACCCCAGCATCCATCATCGAGGCGGAAGACCGAGGCGGTGCCGCCGTCGCAGTAGGCCGAGGGGAAGACGCTGAACTGGTAGGCGCCGTTCGGTGCGAGGTCGGTCCCGACGGTCGGGGTGGTCCCCTCCACGCCAAGGTTCAACAGGTCGTAGGGGCAGCCGGCGTATTGCACGGCGGCGCACTCTGCACCGTCACCGATCGGGTCGTAGCCGTAGTCCGAGGTGTTGAACGCCACGCCGTACACGATCGCGTCGGGGACCGTGATGCCTGACAGGTTGAACGTGATGGTGTGGACCAGACCGAGGAAGCAGTCGGCCCCATAGCCCTGGCCGTTCACGGTCTCCGCGCACTCGGGGTTCGAGCTCGGCCGGAACGGGATGGAGAACATGCCCGTCCTCGATGCGATCGGGGAGAGATCGGTGGTGTAGAGGTTCAGGGTGATCGGGACGTCGAACGTCGAGCCGGGGGTGGTCTCACACGGGACTACATTGTCCTCAGCCCACCCGGTTCCCGTTTCACACGCCCAGGATGAGACAACGACCCGAGCGGTGTCAAGGGTCTGAGGCCCGTCGCTGCTGAACGAGATGATGTCCCCGGCCTCGGCCACGCCCCAGGACTCGTAGCTGTAAGACGCCACGTTGCCGGGGAGCGGGCTCGGGATGTAGTCGAAGATGGTCTCCGTCGCACCCTGAGCCGGCGTGGACAGGGCCATGATCGTCGCGATCACGGCGGATGCTGCGAGTAGCTTCTTCACGATGCCACCTTCCCTCCATACAGATCCTCGACGGTCGTGCCGAGGGCCTGAGCTAACTTCATGGCTGTCTGAGCGCGGCAGCCAGCGCCGTTCTCGATCTGTTCGATGGTGTCCGGGGAGACGTCGGCCAGCTTCGCGAGCTCGTACCGCGAGAGCTTGGCCGCGTCGCGGCGTTTCCTTAGGTTCTTCATAGGCCCTATGTATACCCGCCTATATCTGGCCTGTCAAGCCTCCAGGAACGCCGAAACGCCCTCCCCCGACCCTGAGGCCAGGAGAGGGCAGAACGGCTGTCTGGGGCCGCGTGGGGCGGCGCTGCGTGCCCTACTGAGGGCCGAGGCTATCGGTGTTGGCAGCCACGAAGGTCACGATCCAGCCGATGAGCGCCGAGATGGCGGCGACCAGCTCGGGGGGGACCTCGACGTCAAGGGCCACGAAGACCCCGACGATCGCCGTCCACAGGCCGAGCCATACCTCGGTGGGACGGGACTTCAAGAACGCGATGATCTTACTGAGCACGTTTCCCTCCCAGGGTGTAGGTCACGCCCAACGTGTTGAACGCGATGGCTGCGACGAACCATTCGAGTGTCCCGAGCAGGATGCGTTCGTCGATCACCTCGCCGACGAAGCCGAGGACGATGCAGATCAGAGCGAGGACTGCGGTCAAGGACATGGAACCTCCTAACAGATCGGCGGTGGGGAAGCTGGCGGGGTTTCACATGGTGGGAACGGTGAGATGATGGTCTGAGTCTGGGTGGTGGTCACGACCGGGGGCGGAGGCGTCGGCGTCGGCTCGATCTCCTCGACGATCTCCATCACGCTACGGAGCGAACTACCGAGGGCTGAGGCCATCTCCGGTTCGTTCGACCGAAAGGTGCGCTCGCATCCTAAGACCACGTCGCCCCGATCGGCGAAACACTGGTCGCTCCCCGGCCCACCGTTGATCCGGTCGCCACCGTGGTCGTCCACCGCGAACAGCCGATCCGGTCCCTTGCCTCCGCGCACGAAGTCCCGGCCACCCCCACCGACCGCGACGTCCTTACCCTTGCCGGCCCGGAGCTCGTCGTTCCCGGCGGCACCGTGGATGAAGTCGTTGCCCGGCTTGGCACAGAGCACGTTCGCACCCGCCGTTCCGGTCTTCACGTCACGCTGAGGAGTGCCGGTCCAGGTACAGCCGTTCGGCGCTCGGGGGGGAGGCGCGCTGACGGCGGCGACGATACCGACGAACGCGACCGTCAGCAGGACGAGGGGGATCAGGAGCCGTTGCACTCGGGCGGCACCTCCGGGACTCGGAACATCACGGGCACACCCAACTGGTCAGAGATCTCACGGAGAGCTTCGAGCTGACTGACGTTCGCCCTTGCTGAGACGCAACTGATAGCGATCTGCGTGCTCCGCGCGACCTGGCGCTGAGCCACGACCACGACCACGGGTGCGACGATGCCCCCGATGATGATGAGCACCGACAGGACGAGCACCGTCCATCGAAGTCGGGCGATGGTGACCCTCTGCTCGGCGATGACCTGCTCAGGCATCATTCATCTCGCCAGCACGACCCACGCCGAGGACCCAAAGCTCGCCAGCACCACGGTCGTCAGGAACGCGATCAACCACCGGCGCTGCCACTTCAGTTCTTCGCGGACGTCTTGGAACTCCTCATGCGTATCGGCCTTGAAGACGTCGAAGGCCCGACCGATCTCGCCGATGGACTCATAGCTCACGGTACGCAGGCATGTCCGCCGGGACAGTCATGGTGGACGTGGAAGTGCTGCTCCCCGGTGTAGGCGTGCCACCCCGCCGGCGGGGTCCAGATCCGGCGGTTCACGATCACCGTGGAGGACTGCCAGTCGTTGCGCTTGGCACCGGCGACGATGAACTCTGCCACGTCTTCGAGCTGCTCCATCCCCCCGGACAGAACGAAGATATCCTCCGCCGCGCCCTTCCAGTTGTCCGAGACATAGCCGTGCTTGGAGACGGTCGAGGTGCCATCGATGTTCCGGCAGAGGTAGATACCGCCGGAGCGGACGTCGAACTCCCTCCAGACTGCGGCGTGGATCTTCTCCACGTCGGGGTGCGCGCCGAGGTCGGGGACGGCGGGCTGGGCGATGACCTCCCTGATGGAGAGCTGCTTCCGGTCGGTATCACGCTGGACGATGAGCTTGGGGCCGACCCCCATGCTCGAACAGCGACGGTCGATCCGGTCCATCGTCTCGCCGCGTGATCTCCACGGTCCCCAGTCCCCTCCGATCTCCCTGAGGCGAGAGGTCTTCGAGTTGTCCAGGAAGGCGCGGACGCGGAGCATCATCTCTTTGCTGGTCTGGGTCTTCGGCATGGAGGCGTCGGGGAACCTGCTCGTGATGAACTCGGTCATCGCTCTCATGCTGACCTCGGGAGCTCGTGGATCAGGACGGCGTCACCCCAGCCCTCGAAGATGAGCTGCTCTAGATCTTGGATACGGAACCGCGCCGTGCCGCCCTTGGCCCAGTCCTTACCCCACGAGTTCTTCATCCGGTAGTAGGGCTCCGATCCGTCCTCGGGATCCAGGTCGATGCCGTTGATGACGTACTCGTGCCCTCCGTCGACCGTCGTCTGGTAGTTCACCTTCATGTAGAACTGCTCCCCGACCTTGATCGGTGAATACATGCTCTGATACCAGTTGCTACCGACACACACCGGACCGAGCTCCAGCAGGGTATACCGCAGATCGATAGGTGCGGCGTTCCAGTTGCCGACCCACTCATAGCGGTCGATGGCTCCGCGTTCGAGGAGCACCTGACACGCCGAGACGGCCGAGGTCCCCTTCTGCAACGAGGTGTCCGGCGTTCCGTAGAACTTCGCCGAGGCTTCCAGGTAGAACTTCACGCGCCAGTCTTCGTCGATCCCCCCGACCTTGACCGGGCCGTCCGCCCGCCGGTGACCGAACGCCCCTGCCACACAGGTTCCCGTCGATCCCTGGTCCAGCCATACCCCGTCCTGGTTCCACTTCCTGCGCGTACGATCGGACGTATCCGCGCGGACGGGATGCAGCGCCGCGGCGCGCGGTGTCTCGGGATCGAGGATGCGACCTAGGCCGCTCATGCGAGCTTCATTCCCCAGAGCGTCGAGTTGGCCTTCATCGTCACGTTCGTCCCAGCGGACGACGCCCACTGAAGGGTGACCACTCCCCCCGTCCCACCACAGGTGAACACTCCCCTGAGGCGGTGAGCCATGCCATCCGTCGCGCTATTCGACGAAGCCGTCTGAGTGTTCGTTACCGTTCCGTTGCCGGACACGAAGAGGTCACCTCCGACGCCGGTGATCGCCCCGCTGAACGTGCCACTGGGAAACGTTATGGCGACCTTGAACGCACCGGCGGTACTGACGGCCGTCAGCGCCCACTCAAGCAGCCAGACCTCGTTCAGGGGGATCGTTGGGGTAAGGAGGTGGTCGTCGTTCTGTAGCGTGGTGCTCGACGTGCTCTCGTCCGCCGTCTTGCGGTTGATGAGGTGCATCACAGCCGTGTTGAAGTTGTCGACGTGTTCGGCGTTCCAGACCGCGGCGGTAACGAGGAAGTCCGTCGCTCGGGTCGTGGGTGCGGTGAAGCCCATCTATTCCCCCTAGCCTAAAGTAGTGGTGGTACCAAGCTCAGAGAACCCGGAACGGCCGAGGTACCACGCATCGAGGACCGGCTCCGCCGGCGCGAGGTCCCAGGTGATCTGCCAACCATCCGACGTGATGTCGTGAGTCACCCCAAGCAGCAGGCAGTCCAGCTCGATCATGTCCCCCCCACCGGGGGGTCGACGACGGACGGTGAGTCTGCTGCCGAGCTCCACTCCCAGCGTTGCCAGCCAGAGCGGAGAGTCGTGCTTGGGGCGCATCACCATCTGCGCTGGATAGCGGACGGCCTGCTGGTACTTCGCCAAGAGCTCTGACGCCATCGCCTGCTGCTGGCCGATGGTGGAGAACAGCGTGTCGGTCTTCGCGTACGTCCGGGGGGCCGTGTTGGCGGGGACGTTCGAGGCCGTGGTCGGCGTACTGTCCCCCCGCCGCGTCAGGCGGATGTCGTTGAACAGCTCCTCATCGTCGTACCGCATCGAGAGCGCGACGTAGCGGAGTTCACCACTTCCGGGGAGGTCGCCCCACGTACCTATAGAGGGATCGAATGGCGAGGGCTTCTCGTTGAAGATGAGGTCACCTGAGGGACCGGCGTAGAGCGTCCCGCGCTCGGTGACCTCTGCGACGTTCAGCAGGTGGGCGAGAAGATTCCCCGTCAGTGTCGTCGCCATGATGGTCGATCCACCGTCGTCGAAGAACGACGCCTGCTCGCCGAGGAAGGTCGTCGTACCGAGTTCGGAGGCCCCGACCTGGCCTAGCAGCCACCATGTGGTCCCGGGGGGGATAGACCCTGACCCCGGCCAGCCGTACAACCCGAGCACGTATTCGAGGTGAGCTCCGGTGCCCAGTTCGGCGACCGCATCGCCCTCCATCTCGTACCTGCCCAACAGGGCGAAAGCGTCTTCGGCAGCGAGCTCGCTCACCGCGTCGACATCATCGGTCCATAGCTCGGTGGCGGAACGGACGAAGCCGCGGAACAGGTCGATGGGCTGGGAGGCAACGACGGCCTGGATCCACAGGTGGATGCCGGGTTTGACTTCGGGGTGCAGGTCCGGGTCGAGGCTGCGGTCTCTGTCGTCCAGCACCGCCGTGGCGCTGCCGGCCTCGGTCTGAGATAAGAGCCGCTGCCGGCCCTGGTGGATGTTGACGCTGCGCATCGTCCGGTTGCCCGAGTCGTGCAACACCGTCCAGTCGGTCGGGATCTGGAGCTCCGGCGTGGTGTAGTCGGCGCGGATGACGATCTCAGGCCAGACCAAGCGTGCCGCCCCTCGAACCCTTCATCTTGAGCAGTTGGTCTCGCGTGATACGGGCGAAGGTCTGACCGTCGACCTGGAGGACGATGTCACCGCTAATCGCTCCGAAACCCATCTCGTTGTTGACGCCGGAGAATGCCTCGCCCTTGTGGATCATCGCCAGCCCGGAGCGAGTGACCAACCCGCCGTGTTGAGCGCCGGGGACACGTACCCCCGAGAACACACCTTCGGCGGCGCCCCTCTGGGCTATGGCCTGCGAGACCCCCTGGCCGAGTTGTGACAGCCAGTTGAGGGCTTCCTTGATCCACCCGATAAGCTCCGCGATGGCTGCGCTGAATGAGTTGATGACGGCGAGCACCGGGGCCTTGATCGCGTTCCATGCTCCTAGTAGGCGGTCCTGAACCCAGCCGGCCACCTTGCCGATAGCGTCCCCGATCCGGGCGAGGAAGTTGACGATCGGCTCTACGACCTTGTCCCTGACGAACCCGACGAGGTCCAGGAACTTGTCGATGACGAACCCGACCGCCGTCACGACGAGGGCGAGCTGCGTGAGGAACATGGCAGCCAGGACCCCGATAGCGACACCTATCACCAGGAACAGCGGCTTGAGTCTCTCGAACGCCGGGATGATCCGATCTTGGATCGTATGCCATGCCGTCTGGAGCAATGGGATCAGGACGCCACCGATGGCCTGAGCGAAGGGCTTCACGGCGTTCCATGCGTCCGTCACCGCGCCACTCAGAGCCTGCCACGCCGGTTCCCAGTTCTCCTGGATGAACTCCACGACCGCCACGAGAGCGGGGATGATGATGTCCCCGAGCTGGATCATCGCTACGCCGAGCTCGGTGATCGCTTGGCGGAACTTGAACCCTGGACTCTCGGCGGTGGTCTGGAATGCCGCCCCAAGGGAACCGGTCGAGTCCTTCACCCGGGCGAAGATGCTGTCGACCCGTTCAGCCTCTTGGGTCGTCAAGCCGAGGAGTCCTGTCAACGACCGAATGTTCGGCACGATCGTCCGTAGAGCGTTCAGATATTCGGCTTGGGTTCCGGTGTTCTTCTTCACTGCCGTATCCAACAGGCGGATGGTGGCGATCAGTCCGTCCTGCTGGAGGCTATCGAGCAACTGCTGGGAGCTGAGACCCACATCGGCCATCGCCAGGGCAGCGGCATCCGTAGGTGCTACGAGGGCCTGGAACAGACCGCGCATCGCGGTGACGCCTTCGTTGACATCCAGACCGATGTTCGACAGGGAGGACAGAGAGGCAGCGACCGAGTCGAAGCCGATCCCAGCGGCTGAGGCGATCGGGAGGATCCGGCCGATGGCCGTACCGAACTCATCGGTATCGGCTGAGCCTTCACGAACGGCAGCGACGAGGATGTCGGTGACGTTCGCGGCCTTGATGCCCGAACCCGCATAGGCATTCAGGACGTTCGCCGTGAGCTTGGCCACGTCCGCCGTCTCCCCAAGACCGGCGGCCGAGGCTTTCGCCGAAGCCTCTAGGACCGGCATGATCTGGTTCGCCTTCAGACCGGCGGAAGCCAGGAAGAACAGCGCGTCGGCGAGTTCCTTCGGGGCCTTCGCCGTCTCGCCGGCGAGGCTGAGGACTTCGTCCTTCCACTTGGAGACCTGGCCGGCGCTCGCGTTCGAGACCGCCGCGATCTTCGTGAAGGCATCGTTGTAGTCCAGGGCCATCTTCGTAGCGATGACCCCGACGCCGATGATGGCGGTGCTGGCGAGCTTCAGCCCTCTGGAGAGGCTCCGCGTATTGGTGACGACATCAACGGTCAGCGTTGAGATCGTTGGGATGGCTGCCTCCATTCGCCTGAGCCATCTTCGTCAGATGCTCGAATAGCTGCCGCACGGCGTCATCGGGGTCTGCCGGTTTCCCGGCCTTGACGTTGTACCAGGGGGGAAGGAACTGCGTGAACTTGCGGCGCTTCTTCGACCAGAGGTTGACGATGTAGTACGCCAGCATGGCGAAACCGAAGTCGATCCGCTCATGGACCAGCAGCGGTCCGTGGACCTGCTCGAACGCCGTCCAGTCCGTCAGCTCCGAAGTGCTGAGGTCTCCGAGTTCGTCTCTGGTACGTCCGAGAGCGAGGGCGACTCGGAAGGCCCGGATCTTGTCCGGGCTGTCTCGAAAGACGCCATCGCCTCGTCGAGCTCCTTGGTCGTCAGACCGTTGAGCTTCGCCGATTGCGCGAACACCTTGGCGACGATCACGAACGGCATCGCCCGGATAGCCGGGAGGTCTTCGGCAGTGAAGATCGGCTTCCCTTCGTCATCCACCAACGCCGCGATGAGCACAGCCACCGTCATGTCCGCCGACGAACGCCCCTCCTCCGACATGGCGTCCTGGTCGTCGAGTGAGAGGCGGCGGATGTAGACCGTCTCCTCCCACTCCTCGACGTAGAACGGCACCGGCTTGAGGTTCGGTCGGGATAGGATCCGCTCCCGCTTGGTGCTCACGACGGTGTCACGATCGTCGGACCGGGGCTCACGATCTTCATCGTGAAGTGCATCTCGTACACCCCGTCGTCGGTCGCCTCCTGAGCCCACTTGGTCGGTAGACCAGGGAACCTCACCGCATGGGTCAGGAACGAGGCGTGTTGCAGCTCGTACAGCCGTGAGGTCGGCGTCGTCGCGGTGTAGTCGGTGAAGAGCGCCGTATGCTGCGCGTCGGCCGGATCGAAGGCCAGCACCAGCTCAACCTCCGTCCCCTCTCTCCGTCCCACGACGAAGTCGGCGTAGGGATCCCCGTGCGCCGATGCGTCGATCAGACCGCGCTCATCCCCGACCTCAGACAACGACATGATCTGAGAGATGGTGACATACGTCGAGCCGGTCGTGTTCCGTTTCAGGAACCCGTTGAACCCTGCAACCTTGGTCATGTCACCTCCCTCCTATGGAAGACGAAGGACGGCACAGGTGACCGAGGTCAAGAACGAGTTCGTGACCGTCACCTGGCCGTTGGAGTTGTTGAACCGCGCCGGCTCGAACGGTCCGAAGACCTTCTCGGTCGCGTTCGTCACCGACCCCCCGCCGTCATGGTCGAAACCCTGGTCACATGGCCGGGCCGAGTCGATCCCGACGGTGTCCGGGGAGCCACCACCGTTCTTGATGTAGATCACCGTCTTCCCGTCGTTGGGGAATACGTCGCTCGACGCGACCGCCGAGTAGGTCGGCTGCAAGCCGGTGATCAGACTGTTCTGCACCGCCAGTGTTGCCATGCTTCCCTCCTATCCTTCAACCGCAGCCTTTATGACGGATGCGATGGCCGATACGACATCGGGGACGGATTCCGTCGCCGACTCCTGCATGTAGTGCTGACCCGGCATGTAGCGCGTCCCGTACTCGGGGAACGGGGCGTAATCCGTCGTTGGTCCTACGTGAGCCGTGTCTCCCTCGACCTCCACGCGGATGCTCGCCGCGGTAGCCCCGGTGTCCCGAGGTGCCCTTGCTACCGCCCGGCGTCCGACCGCCTCAGCGCCAGCCTCCGATGCGAACGGTGCCGCCAGCTCGGTCCGTGCTCTGGCCGCTAGTAAGGCCGCGGTCGTTCGGCCAATCCCCCGGATCATCCGACCGCCGCCATCGTCCCGGGGAGTGACTGTCTCTCACCCTCGGTCAGGAACACCTCAGGCGCATAGCCAGCCGTCTCCATCAGCGTCGACCCCATCGCCTCGGAAGCCGAACGCTCGTTCAGCGTGTAGGCCCGAGACGCCGCCTCGATGCAGATAGCCCTGAGCTGCCCGAACTCCTGCGAGGTCTCGGCGTAGCCGTGGCTATAGGTGATCTCAGCGGCCTTGTCCCACCACGACCCATCCGTCCGATACACCACGCCTTCAGAGGTGAAGCCGAAGTCGGTGAAGGCAACCGCGTCCACCTCGATCGCGACCGCCGTCACCGGACGCTCCGGGAGGTAGATCACATCCCCCATCGCCCTCGGCGGCGGGTTCCGTCGTCCGAAGACCGGGTCGAACTCGGGCTGGACGACGATGACATCATCGGTCACCTCGGAGAGCACCTGTCCCGTCTCCCCCCGGATCAGCGACGAGGCAGAGTCCAAGAGTGCTTGGAGGCGTGCGAGATCCTGGGGAAGGGGCATGCCCGTCCACTCGCAGAACTCGGTCGCGGTGGCGAACGGTCCCATCAGCCTCGGAGTTCCTCGACGAGCTCGCCCTTGGTCATGGTCGAATAACCCGTGATCCCCTTGGACTTCGCGAGCGCCTTGAGTTGAACGAGGGTGCGGTCTTCGTAGTTACCAGTACCCGTATCCTCTTCTTCCCCTTTGGTCTGGTCGCCCTCGGCGACTTCAGGAGTCGGTGCGTCATCCCACACCCATTCCGCGACGTCCCCGCGCCACTCGTAGTGCCCTTGCCTCGCCATCAGAGCACCTGCGCCCCAACCGTGACGGAAGTCACCTGGTTGTAGGTAACCGCGATCGACCGTCCATAGACGCCGGAGTGCAGTGGATAGACCGCTGTCTTCGACGTCAACGAGGCCTGCGCCACTCCGTCGACCGTCACGATCGTCGGCGTAGCACCAGCCGCGACGACGAGGACCGGCGTGCCTTGGACGACGTGACCGCCGTACTTGCCGCCGGTGGCGGCGACCGTATCCCCACCACCCGAGGCCGCTGCCATCGTCATACCCTCACCGACGGGTGCAACCGTGATCGCTGCCATGCTTCCTCCTTCTCTTCGATGGGACTGGGAGGGACCCGAAGGCCCCTCCCGCTGCCAAGCGTCCCGCGACTACGTGATGCGGATCCCCGACAGCCCCACCGGACGCAGGATGTGCGTAGCGAAGTAGCCGAAGATGTTGAGCTCGATATTCGCCGGTCCTTGCTTCTCCTCGAAGCGGAAGGTGAGCAGCGGGGATTCCCATACCCAGCAGTCCGCCTCGTTCCAGATGAGGATCTGCGAGTCGCCGGCAGCCACCCCGGTGTTCGCCCATGCCGGCTGGAAGCGGAGCGAGTCCACCTGGTAGCCACCGGTCACCGTGTTAGCCAGACCGGGGGCGTTGGTGTTCTCGGACCATGGGAACAGCGGTCGCTGGGTCGTATCCACCGCCGTCGCCAGACGCACCGTGGCCGCCTGGCCCATCGTGGAGATGGTGGGGAACAGGAACCGGTTGAACGGGTACTTCGCCAGCCGCTCTCGGATCATCTTCACGAGCGTCTGGTTGTCCGTGCCTCCCGCGACCGTCACGGCCTGCGCCCCGGAGGGGACGAGGTCACCCGTGATGACCCCGCCTGCTCCCGAGGTGCCGTTCAGGAGCGTGTAGAGCTTCGTCTCGGTCTGACGGGCGTACGACTCCCGCATGGTGTTGAACGCGATCTGGTCGATCGCGGGGTTCGAGGAGTCCACCAGCTCGCGGGTCACGACCATCCGGCCCGAGATCCCCTGCGGGGTCACGGTCCGAAGGCCGAGCGAGATCGAACCGTCGGCCGGGTTCGTCCCTTCGACGTGGTCCGCGGACGCGGTCGCAGAGGACGTGAACGTCGGCACCGTGAACGGTGTCGCGTCCGACAGGGTCCCTCGTGAGGTACCGCTGATCATCGGACGGCCCTTGGTGAGCTCCGTCACGTACAGATCCGGACGGTAGCCCGGAGGGATGATCTGCGAAGCCGTGGTGGTCGTCTGCGGCGCGAACCGCAGGTACGAACCCATGACCTCGGTCATGTCCGCGGACTGCATCCGGAACTTCCGGATCCGATCCGTAGCCTCATCGCCGGCCGGTGTGCCCTTGTCGTTGATCGCCTTCCAAGCATCCTTCACCAGCGAGTGCTGCCCGCTGCCGTCGAAGCGATACACCGGGGGTTCGGTCAGCGTGGTGAACCGCGCCGCCTTGACCTTCTCCGGTCCCTGCGGGTCGCCGATGTTCTCCAGCGCCGCCTTGAAACCTGCGTTGATCGACTCCCCGAGGGTCTGGCCGAGCTGCTCTGTCGCGGTGCGCTGTGACTCGGCGAGCGAGTCCGCCAGCGTCCGCACGTACTGCTCGAACTGAGCGACTCCCTCCTCGTCCGAGACCACCTTGTCGTCCGGTTCCATCTTCACTCCTTCCTCGTGCTGCGCTGCGATGGACTCCACGTAGGCGCCGTCGAAGGCCGGGACAGGGACGAGCCCTACCATGACCAATCTGGCCCGCGTGACGTTTCGCACCGACCTATCGACGGAGTCGTAGTCCCATCCGCCTTCGTCGAAGCGTGGTTCGATGGAGAAACCGTCGAGAATCCGATCCTCGGCCAGCGAGAGTGCCCGATCTCCCTCTTCTCCTCGGGCAACCTTGAACTTCCCATATAGACCGGCGGCGATGTCCTGGAGGTGCGAGGCGAACGCCACCGGTCGGTGAGGGTCGTGATACAGGTTCAGCTTGACCTTCGCGGCCTCGGGCCAATAGAGCGAGCCCTGCCCGAATCGCCACTTGCCGAGACCCTGGGAGTCCTTCGCGATACGCCCCCACGGTACGAGCAGGCCCGCGATGGTCCGTCTCTCGGCGTTGACCGCGAAGTTGATCTCCTCGCCGGACAGATCGAAGGCGATGGTCTCCTCCGCGCCAGCCTTGGGCTCGTTCGCATACAACGCGGCGAGGTGCCGCTTCGCCTGCTCCTCGGTGTCGTGGCAGGCCTCGGTCGAGTCGTCGGAATCCTTGACGACGCAGAACTGCTCATCTCGTTGCTCAATGTGCCACGGGATTAGAGGTCACCTCCCCATTCGATCGCTGTGCGGTGATGTCGACCGGCGGCGTGTTCGCCGCACGCTCTGCCGGCGTGAGGTCCGGCCGGTCCTCCAGCTCACGGATCTCATCGTCGGTGTAGGCGAACCCGCGGCCAATCGCGTACGTCTCCATCCGGGTCTTCGTGTCCCCCCGGAGGAAGCCGTCGAGGTTCACCTTCGTCCGATACCCCCTGGGGATGACATCGCGCATCGACAGCCGCTGCTCCACCGCGCTCAGGTACGGCGCGAAGGTCATATCCACGAGGTCGAGGCGACGCTGCTCGGCGTTCTGATACGTCCGTGAGGTGGTGGAGACCCCGAGGTCTTCGGGATCCACCCCGGCGGCGCGGGCGATCTCCAGGACGGCGTGTTTGCGCTGCTCGGCGAGCTGGATCTGCTCAGCGTTGAACTGGAGCGACTTCAGGTCCCAGGCGCCCCCGACGTAGCCGTAGACCCTGCGGCGGCGAGTCGACTCCCACTTGTCCAAGAGCGTCGTGACGAAGGTGTCATCCTCTCGGGGACGCTGACCCTCCTTCGGGGTGAAGTAGCCGAGAGGGACCGGGTCGTCGGCGTACCTCGATGCCGTCTGATCGAGCGTCAGGCACGTCCGGATCGCCCTCGCCGCGTGGACCAACAGAGCGGGGTTGGGGGAGTCGAAGCGGATAACCTCTTCGTCGCGCACGGGATAGCCGTCGATGTAAACCCTGGGCTCTGTTTGTGCCGTCGTCGGGCTCGAACCGTTCACCGGGGGGAGCCAGCCCGAGACATGGACGCGGGTGATGTCGACGTGGGTCGCGTAGGTCGGGTAGTTGTGCCAGCCGAACTCCAAGACCCTCCACCATGAGGTCCCCTCGAACAGGAGATCCTCGTACGTCTCGGCGAACGTGACGACGTTGGGGACGTTGGGGTCGATCTGGGCGAGCAGGGTCGTCGGTTCCACGATCTGGCGTTCCTTGTCACGGATGTGGATCGGCAGGCGAGCGAGTGTCCCAGCGATCAGGTTCCGCGACCGGAGGACCGCCGGCACCTGGAGGGCCTCTCTCCGCGAGACCCTGGGGGCGACCTGCCCCCCCATGGTCATCGCCTCTCTCATCTCGGGAGGGACCTGGATCTCGAAGGCGACGTCGGGTTTGGACTCCATCCCGAGTCGCTTCATCCAGGCCACGTCCGGCTTCCTCACGCGATCCCCTCCGATGGAGCTCCGATGTACGGTTCGGGCTGGTACTCGGTCACGCCGTGGACCGCCATCACCAGCGCGATGAGGCCACGGGCACGGTCGGTGATCTCGTACCGCTCCCCAGCCTCGTTCGTCTTGAGCTTCGCAGCCAACACGTGGGTCCGGAGCACCGGATCACCGTCGTGCATCAGCAGCCCCGAGCGGAGCAACCGGTTGAACGTCCCGGAGGCAGCAGCCAGCGCCGTCACCGAGTGAGGGGCTGGGGCCATCAGTATCCCCTCACCCTGGAGGAGCTGAGATGACCGGGTGAACGCCCCCAACGGATGATGGACATCGGCCTGGTACCGCTCGCAGAGGTCGAGGATCAGGTTCTCGGTCCTGGCGAGGATAGAGGAACCCTCCGCAGCTTCGAGGATCTCCACCTTGCAGGCGACACGCCCCTCAGGTCGGGGAGCCACGATGGCGACCGCGGCGTTGTGCCCGACCGAGGGCACGAGGATGACCTGTTCGCCATCTTCGATCTGGCCGATGTCGACCTGGAGCCGGTCCCACTCCTGCCCCTCGATCGCCGGCTCGTCGCCCTCGGTCCAGAGGTTGCAGGTCAGCCTGGCCCACGAGCCGCGGGATTCCATCGGCGAGTTATCGGGGTGGCGTTCACGAAGCAGATGCGGGGTGAGCCACGGCGCCGGGTTCACCTGTTTCACGAGCTTGATATCGTCCCGGTCATCCTCAGGGTCCAGGGCGTGCTCGACGAGCACGAACCCCCCGCTGCGCGACGTGTAGGTTCGGCGTCGGCCCGTCTTCTCCATGGAGTAGTCGGTCTGCGCCTTCTCCAGCAGCCGGCCGAGCGGCGAGTCCAGCGACGCCCCAGCGGTCGAGATCGTGATCATCTGTGCGCCTTCGACGAGTCCGTTCCGATAGACGTTGTAGAGCCCCCCCGTGGGGTGACGGTGGAGCTCGTCCACCAGCGCGAGGGTGGGGATCACGCCGTCGGCCGTGCGGACTTCATGCGGCATGACCCTCAGCCGACCGTTCTCGAACCGGATCACGTGCATCCCCTCGCGAACCTCGAAGACCCCCGTATACCGAGTCGGCTCCCGACGGTCCCCCGGCAGAGCATGGCGTTCGAGTCCGGCCTTCTCGATCAGCATCGTCGCCTGCCGGTGAAGTAGCGCAGCCTGTTCCTTGGAGGACGCGCCGATCACGGCCTCGGCGTGGGGAACCATGATCAGGTGGTAGAGGGCCAGAGCGGCGAGGAGGGTGGTCTTGCCGTTCTTCTTCGGGATCAGGATCACGAGCTCGGTGACGCCGGCGAAGTAGAACCCGAGCAGGTACGCCTGGAACGGCCAGATCCTGAGACCGAGGAGTTTGGCGAACCGCCTGAACCCTCTCAGGCCGTACGGCATCCGCCTGATAGCTAGGATCTCGGCGGGATACGGCTCGTGCTCGGCCGGCTTGCCCTTCATCGCGGGGGGATTCCCGTGCCGCGGCGGGCCAA